GGTGAAACCGCCAAAGTGCGCCGCGCCCGCCAGGGTCAAGACCGGCACATTGGCGCTGCCAGTGGTCAGGAGGAGCTGCTGGAGCACCGCGTCCTCCCGCGCCAGCTCGTGGGTCAGGGCGTAGGGATTGCGGAACTTCATCTTGAAGGCGAGCCAGCCCTTGAGGGTCAGCGTGCCGAGCGTGGCGCTGCCGTCAAGGTCGGAGAGCTTGATGACCTGGGCGGCGGTGCCGATGTTCCCATCGCCGTTGACGATCACGTCGAGCACGGTCTTGACCTTGTCGACCTCGGCCTGGATCGCCATGCGCGCGATGTAGAAGGCGACGGTGTCGATCGGGACGCGGCGCAGGGCCTCGTAGCTGATCTTGAGCTTGCGGCCGTACTTGAAGAGATCGATCGGCCGTTCGCCCTCGGTCAGCGTCGCGCCCGGGATTTCCGCGGCCTCACCGACCCGGACCATCCGGTACTCCTTCTCGTCGTCGTTGAGGTAGAGCGCCCGGTAGACGTTGGAATCGATCTGGGTGTGGAGGGCGATCAGCTCCGCCAGCGGAATCGCCGGCGACATCTGTGCGTAGCGAGCCTGGGCGGCGTCGACGTACGGCCGCATGATCGTGCCGACCGCTGAGCCGTCCGAGCTGAACATGCTGCGGGTCATGCCGGCGACCTTGCGGTACTGGCGGGCCATCCACTCGATCTGGAGGGCGCGGCCGGCTTCACCGACCTCCTCGAACTTCTCGAAGCGATCGGCGTAGAAGCCGCGCTCCCGGTTGGTGGTGGTGGTGATGCCATGCAGGGCGAGCTGCCGCTCGAAGGCGTCGAGGCCGTCGCTGTACTCGGCGCTCGGATCCTGCTCTTCCAGCCAGCGGGAGAGGTTCATGCCGGCCCGGTAGGCCCGCTCCATGCTCTCCAGGCCAAGGCGCTTGCCCAGCTCCTGGGCTCGATCTCGCGTTGTGATCATTCCGTGTTGCTCCATGTGCTCGAAAAAGAGGCCATGTGGCTACTTATGGGCCGGCTTACTGAAAGACGACGACGCGCCCGCCCTCGGACGAGCCGGCGATGCCCCGGCCCGCTCCCGTCGCGTTCTTGACGCCGCCCGCGCCGTCGCCGACAACGGCCGAGCCGGCGCTGGCCGTGCCGGCGTAGAGAACCGAGCCAAGCCAGGCGACCACGACGGAGCCGTCCGCTTCGACGCGCTCCAGCGAGCCGAAGGGAACGTCGTCCGCCCCACAGAGCCCGACCGTCTTGTGACCGGTGAACTTGACCGGCGCGTGCCGGTGGTTGGTGCCGTACGGCTGGTCCCGCTCGAAGGGGAGCGTTGCGTCACCGGCCATCGTGGCGCGCCGGACGAAGAGCTCCTCGAATTCATGCACCATGCGTGGATTTGCCATTGCTGATTCCTCCCGCCATTCAGTTGGCTCCGCGTGTGAGCCTGTGATTCCCTGCTCCGGCTGCGTGATACCTGCTCGGTTCAACCGCGGTGGCGGTCCGGGTCGACTGCCCGCTCGGCCGGGGCTTCTTCGGTGTCACGGGTGATGCGGCCGCCAGCGAGGAGCGCGTCACCCTGACGGGAGAAGTCCTCCAGCATGGTGCGGATGCCCGCGAGGTCGAGCCGGTCGAGAATGCCGCGGTAGACCTCCTCGCGGAACTCGGCACCGTGGGCCCGGGCGCCGGCAGCAATGGTGTCGTCGATGAGCTGCGTGTGGTAGGCCACACCGTCATCGGCCAGGGGCCGCAGCCGCTCGATCTCGGCCTGATCCCGGGCGCGGGCCGCCCGCTCTGCAGCGAGGTCAGTCGTCAGCGCCGCCCGCTCCCCGGCCATGCACTCGGTCGCTTCGACCAGGGCCATCACGCGGGCGCCCAGCGGGTGCTCCTCGTCGGGGATGGCAATATCGAGATGGGTGACCTGCGCCAGTGCCTCCTCGATCGCCTGCCGGGTGCCATCCGTCAGGTGCTCCGTTCGCTCCTTGCTCACGTCCTGCTCCTTTCCCTGCTTGTCCGTGTTCCGTACGTCGGGGTGCGCCGTGATTCCCGGTGCCCAGATACGCGCCGGATCCGCGATCCGAACGCCGTGCCGCCGCTCGATGAAGGCACGTTCGCCGTCGGAGAGACGGCCGGCCTCGCTCATCTGCTCCGCCTTGATGACCGCGGCGGCGGGCGATGCGCCCTTGTAGACCTGAGAGAGCTCGACCAGTTCGCCGTCGTTGATCCAGGCAAACGCCCGGAGGTCCTCGTTCTCGACCGTGTAGGTGTGACCCGGAATGTGTCGGCAGCCGTCCTCCTTCCACCACTCGAACGACTGCTGGCCGCAGATCGAGCATTCGATGTCGGAGGCGTAGAAGCCGACCGAGACATCGCGCCAGATGCCGGCCCGGACCGCGTCGATGAAGCTGTCGGTCGTCTGCCCGGACAGCTCCAGTCCCGGCAGGGTGAACAGCTCCGCCCAGACCTCGGTGATCCGGTCGCCGGTGTCGGGATCGGTGTCGTCCGTATTCAGCGTGTAGCCGGTCAGGCTCTGCCCCCATCCGTTCTTGCGGATATGGTGCGAGTCCTGATAGGAGACGCCGTCGGCCAGGGCGCGAGCGAAGTTGACGAGTGTTGTCGCTGGGCGCATCCGGGTGTCGTAGAAGTCGAGCCGGTTGCTCGATGCCCGCACCTGCCAGAAGAAGGGAGTCACCTGGTCGAACACTGAAGGATCGGGCGCCCGCTCCTTGGCGATGGTGATCAGCCGATCGGTTGCCAGCTCCGGTCGTGTGGTTATGCGGGCCAGCGTGCCCAGCTTGATGGGGTTCATCTCCCGTCCCTTCCTCCGTATTGTCGCTTGTTGTAATTCATTTGGTTGCTCAATGGCTACATTTGGGGCTCAGATTGTCCCCGACTCGATGCCGCCGCTGTTGGTCATGGTTCAGTGAGATCCGACCCGGCCGATCGATCGTGGCGCTGTGCCGGCGAAGTGAGTGGTCATTCCCGGTTAACGTACCTACCGCCTGAGCTTCCTGATCGTGCTGGTATCGGTGACGGTGACGTATACCGTGTTCTGGAAACCGAGCGGGATCGCGCCGGCGGTGGAAGCGGCCACAAGGTAATCGAAACTCTGTGTACAGAATCGAATATTGACGATAGATTAGATCGGAGCGAGGTGCTCCGGTCTAATGTTAGGAGGTTAGGAATGTCAGATGGATTGTCGCGGGCTTATGCCTCATTAGCTGCCTTCGCTGCGACCGTACCTACGGAATTGGTGGGAGACCAGTGGGCGAAGGACTTCAATGCTCTCCTCGATCGTATTGGTCCAGAGATTGGTACCGACCTAAGCGAATTTAGGGTCACAAATGACGACCTTTATCCATTTAGAGGAGGGATGCAGGTCCATCATGGCAGAATGGCATATCGGTTGAATCAAGCTCTGAACTACATCAACCTTCGAATGCCCGAGGAACCGAAGCGCCGAATGGGCTTCAGTGCGTAGAGTCCTGGTTGGCTGTAAGGCTTGCAGCTGGCTTCAACTAGTTCCCTGCAGACTGCGGCTCGTAGGCCATCAAAGCCGCCTGGAGCCGCTCAGCGTAGTCGTGGATCTCATCGATGCGGCTGATTGGGATCCGCTCCTCTTTCCGGCCCTCACCATCGAAAATGCCGATTGCCTTCCTGGATCCGGTGAGGTAGAGCCGGCAGATCGGCTTGCGATTGTTGTCATCAAGCAGCACGCCGCAGTACGTCTGAACATCCCGAAGCGCGATGCGATCGCTGCCCACCACTGGGTGCAAGAGGGCTCGAATGGTGTAGAAGGCTTCCAGTTCCTCCGCCGTCGTAGTGACGGCCGGAGCGGTCTTCTCCTCGACGCCACTCGGTTCCGGGGTAACCCCCTGGTCGATCGGCACGTTTGGGCTCTTGACGTCGCCGCTCGAGCCCAGCGCGGTCTTGAGCCGTTCGTTGATCTGATCGTTGATGAAGACCCGGAAGGCCCGCTGTACGATCGTGGTAAAGCGCTCGCGGATGGGCAGGGTGATCTTGCCGTCGTAGATTTGCGTTGTGAAGAGCCGCACGAAGTCATCCGACGGGGCGTCAAGCTGCTGCCGGAGGATCGTCAGGATCTCCTTGGTGTACTTGAGATCGCTGGCCGTCGTGAGGATGTCCTGGAGATCGTAGGCGGACTTGGAGAACTTCTTGAGCTCATCCATGTCGCCCTCGCGGTAGGTGCGTAGATCGAACTCGAAGAAAGGCTTCGCGTCCATCTTGTTGGGGGCATCGAGGTCGGTATAGAACCGGTACTGGATTCCGTTGGTCAAGACCCCGAACCGGGCCTCAGTGACGCTGAAGTAGCGGTAGAGCTGCGAGGCGTGCTCTTTCCGGAGATCGGCGCCATGCCACTTGCACTCGAAGAGCATGATCGGCTTGCCGTCCTTGAGGACCGCGTAGTCGACTTTCTCGCCCTTCTTCAGGCCGACGTCGGCATGGAGCTCCGGGGTGACTTCAGTGGGATCGAAGACGTTGTACCCGAGCGCGGCGATGAAGGGCATAACGAGGGCGTTCTTGGTGGCTTCCTCAGTCTGGATGTTGGCGACCTGCTTCTCGATGACCGAAGCAAGCTGACGAATACGATCGGCGAAATCCATCGGGGGCCTCCTCGACGCCTCGAAGTGCTCAACGTATTTTGGTGTTAACTTATTGTCGCATACGTCACGAGGCCGTTCTACTCCGCCAAAGGGAGTTGTCATTGGAGCGTTTCGAGGCCTTGCCATGGTTGTGACCCGTCTGCTTCGCCTAGCCACCACTGCACTCTTCGCCCTTGCAGCCATACTGGCGAGCGCGCCGGTTACCGCCCAAGACGGCTGCGGTGACTACCTCTTTCGTGAGCACGCCACGCTAAGCGGCCTGAATTGCCCAGAGCTGCCGGGTCTCAAGGAAACGGGCGTTGTGTTCTCCGAGCCGCTCGGCAAGCGCGGCCGGGTGCGTGAGATTGTGGACGGCGACACGTTGCGCATCTCCTTCGGCGATCGGGTCGAGCGGGTCCGCATCTTCAGCGTCGACACCCCAGAGATCTATAGCGGATCGGAATGCTACGGGCAGGAAGCCACCAATTACACTGCGGGCCTGATCCCGGTCGGCACGGTCGTCTGGCTTGAGAAGGGCATCGTCGAGCGTGATCGTTACGACCGTTTGCTCTTCTACGTCTGGTTCGAGCAGGGCGCCGGCCGCTTCCGGCTGCTGCAGGATGCGATCGTGCGCGACGGCTATGGCATCGTCGACATCTACCCGCCGGACGACAAGTACGAAGAGTGGTTACTCCAGGGCGAGCAGGATGCGCTCAACGCCGGCCGTGGGCTCTGGTCGATGTGCGGTGGCGCCGACACGCCGCTGAATGCACCGGCGCCCACGCCGGCCGGCAACCAAGCACAAGGCATTGCGGCCACGACCAACTGCGATCCCTCGTATCCAGGCGTCTGTATTCCGCCCGCGCCTCCCGACCTCGACTGTGGCGATATCGCGAACCGGCGCTTCACCGTGCTGCCACCGGACCCGCATAACTTCGACGGGGACGGAAACGGAATCGGGTGCGAGCGCGGGTGAAGGGAAAGGCAAGAGGCTCAGTCTGGTGATGAGAGCCGGGCATCGACCGCCGGCCGCATCGCCCGCATTAGAGACCGCAGGGGCCACTTGATGCCAACCACCGCCAAGCCCTCCTCGAGCCGCTGCACCTGGGCGCCGGCGTACATCACCAGCTCGCCGAGATCGGCCTTCGTGGTGCCGGAGACGTGCATCTCCTCGCCGTGGTCCCAGGCTTCGATCGCCTCCAGGGCGAGATCCCGGTAGGCAACCCACTCCTCGTGGGTCAGGGCGTCTACCTCTTTAAGTCCCCCGATCGACATGCAACCCCCTTCGCGGTGAACCGGTCAGGGATCATTTTAGAACAGACGTTCTCTTTCGCAAGGTGTGTCAGGAAGTCACGCACTTCCTCCGCTCGACACATACTTCGAGCGTGCCTCGATATTTACCCGAACAGGGGCTGTCCAAGTCGACGTAAGGGAGAGCCATTCTCTCGGGTTCAAGCGGGAAACCGTTAGCTGGAAGAGCCATTCCCTTTCAGGTAAGGCATTCAGCTTGGCTGACTGCAGAAGCAACTCGGAAGAGGCATCAAGACTCAATCCAGAGCCGGCAGGGGCAGATCCCTCCCCAACTTCAAACCAGATGCGAGTCGCTAGGGCCTCTTCGGGGAAGTCTCCATCATTGCGGATCAGCCCGGTGTAATAGAACTCGGTCGGTGGAATCCCAGGCGTAACGATCGGGCCGAGTAACACAGTTTCGAACCCTACATATTCTGATTCCTCGGTTCCATTGTCCGACCGGCTGATCGAGACCGACAAATCATGTCTCATCTGCGCTCTGATTGAAAGCCGATACGTCAAGTAACACCCGAACGCCGTTATTGCGAGAGGGATTCCTACGGTCTTTCCTGCTCCTATGGCCATGGCTTCGCGTCGTGACCATTTCGCCTCGTCTGGAGAAGCCAATGATGACCTCCATGCCCAGTCTCAACGCCCGCTCCCGAGCGCGACGAACTTGGACTCCGGTAGACCCGGCATCAGCGGCGGAAGCTGACCGGACCGACTGATCTCCTCGATCTACGGCACTAGGCGACTCCCCACGGTGCCTCCGTGGGCAAGACATTGTTGGCCAGAAACTCTAGCTCGATCGTGCTTTTCCCGTCATCGGTCATCGCGAGCTTCGCCTTGATGGCGGCCGCGATGGTGCTCCACCACTGGCGGCAGGCCTGCTCCTAGTCCTTCGAACGCACTCTCGGTCCGCCGACGGAGCCGGTTGTCAAGCGCAAACGCCTCGCGGTCCGGGAGGGTCATGTGCATCATGATGCGGCTCCGCTTGATTTCGAAGGCGATCGCCACGCGGGGCGGCTGGGTGAAGTAGGCGAACCCCGTGGCGCCGAAGCGGGTCAGAATGCGCTCGATTTCGTCGCGGGAGCGGCTGACCGGCACATCGGTCTTGGCCGCGTATCCACCTGGCATCATTGTTCTCGGACTGCTGAGCGTGGCTGTGGTTCGAGCGCCTGTTGTATGACGCTAACCCGGGCCGCGATCTCCGTCGTCAAGTGCTCGGCTGCCTCTTGGTGGGAATCACGCAGGAATACGTGCGGCTGCCGATCGAACAGCAACTGGAGGAGCACTGGAAGAAGCACGTTCAACAAGTCGACGAACACGAGGGTTTCGAAGCCCCTCGTCGTCGTCGAGAAATGGATGAGGTCGCTGCGGAAGTCGTTAAGTTTCTCTACCGCCTTCACCTGTTCCTCGGACGGGGTCAACGGGGAGCCGCCGAAGTAGCTCATGCGCTGTGGGTCGAGCGTCTTCTTGAACAGCTCGAGGAACCAGTCGACGTGATCGAAGTACAGGCCCTCGAGCTGGCCAGTTTCGCGTTCCCGCTCCCAGCTCGCGTAAACTCTCTGCTCCTGCTTCTTCGGGAGCAGCTGCGCCCCGTCCGAGCGGCGAAGAACGAGGCAGAACGCGCCATGGAATGCTGAGTGGAGCCCGACAACGACCCATTTCCAAGAGACAGGTCGTTCGAGCACGCGGTCGAGGTGCTCCAGCGTCAATTCAAGGGCGTCAACGGTATGAATCTCATGGTCGAATGAAATATATCTGGTGTCGTCGGGCATCGCGGACTCCAAGTCGTCTTCTTGTCCGAGTGTCAGTTGGTTTTCGTGGGCTCGTTCTCAGCACGGGAGTGGCTGATCGGCACATTGGTCTTGACCGCTTATTCGGCCACTATCACTTCCTTTGCGGCTCCAGCGATTTGAGCCAAGACCGCGCATCATTGAGGGCGTCCTGAGGAGATGCGAGTCCACTGCGTTCGTATTTTGGTGAGCCATCGCGCCAGACCCAGACTGGCGGATCGCTCGGGGATCCAAGCCAACGGGTTGCCGGTTGCAGTTCGTACTCGGTGGTTTGGGCATACCACTGTCGGTGCTTCGCGGCACTTTCCCACCGTGCCTCGATCGAGAAC